ACACCGAGCCTGATGCGTGGCAGGTGGAGTTCCTCAACCACATCGCCGCAGGCAACCGCCGCATAAGCGTACGTTCAGGTCACGGCGTGGGTAAGTCAACCGCCAGCGCCTGGGCGATGATTTGGTATCTATTCCTGCGCTTCCCTGTTAAGGTGGTGGTGACTGCGCCCACCAGCAGCCAGCTCTATGACGCCTTATTTGCGGAGGTCAAGCGTTGGGTCAAGGTGCTGCCTCCCATGCTGGCTGACCAGTTGGAGGTGAAGCAGGACAGGATTGAGGTGAAAGACGCCAACGAAGAGGCGTTCATCTCTGCCAGGACAAGCCGCGCCGAGCAGCCCGAAGCGTTGCAGGGTGTCCACAGCGACAACGTGATGTTGGTGGCTGACGAGGCGTCCGGCGTGCCTGAGAAGGTGTTTGAGGCGGCATCAGGGTCTATGTCAGGCCACAACGCCGTGACGCTACTGCTGGGTAATCCTGTGCGATCTAGCGGTTTCTTCTACGACACCCATAATCGACTGGCGGGTGACTGGATCACCATGCGAGTGTCCTGCGCCGACTCTCCGAGGGTGAGTGAGGCTTACATTGAGGAGATGAAGTCGAGGTATGGCGAGGAGTCCAACGCCTACCGAATCCGCGTCTTGGGTGAGTTTCCAAGAAGTGATGAAGATACTGTCATACCCATGGAGTTGCTGGATTTGGCGATGAATCGGGACGTTGAGGCGAGTCCTTATGCGCCACTGGTGTGGGGATTGGACGTTGCGCGGTTTGGCTCGGATCGGTCTGCGCTGTGCAAGCGCCGCGGTAATGCAGTGATTGAGCCTATCAAGACTTGGAAAAACTTGGACCTGATGCAGTTGACTGGTGCGGTGGTGGCTGAGTTTGAGATGTTGCCACCAAGCGACAGGCCAGAGGAGATACTGGTTGACTCCATTGGGTTGGGAGCTGGCGTGGTGGATCGGTTGAAAGAGTTGAATCTGCCAGCTCGCGGCATCAACGTGTCTGAGTCACCGGCAATGGGCGGCACTTACAGGAATTTGAAGGCCGAGCTTTGGTACAAGGCCAAGGCGTGGCTGGAGCAGAGGGATTGCCGGTTGCCTAAAGATGAGTTGCTGGTGGCTGAGTTGGCGACTGTGAGGTATATGTTTACGAGCAATGGCAAGATTCAGATTGAGAGCAAGGATGACATCAAGAAGCGTGGATTGGCCTCGCCTGACAAGGCTGATGCGTTTTGTTTGACGTTTGCGTCAGATGCGGTGATTGGCATGATGGGGTCCAAGGCCAGTACGAAGTGGAATCAGCCGTTGAAAAGAAACCTCTCAAGGGTTGCTTAAACAACATTTGCCCAGTTTCTTCCAGTCAAAATGGCATGAACTGTTGCTTGACTTACATCAAATGCTTTTGCAATTTGATTTTTTGTTAATCCAAATTCTGAATTTAGGGTTCTAATTGCTTTAACTGATTTTTCATTAAGCAATGCTCTTGAATTATTTTCTCCAGCATGAACTTTGTGTTTCACGGTGTCATCATAATTTTGCCTTGGTGTTCCATAGGCTAGATTTGAAGCATGATTATTGTGCCGATTGCCATCAAGATGTCGAATCACAAATCCATCTGGCCTATCTCCAATAAAAAGTTTTGCAACAAGTTTGTGGACATACAAGGATTTTTGCCCAGTACCATCAATATCTTTTGTAGAAAAACAAGGATAAGGAGTTGCATAGTTTAATTTTCGGAAATACCTACCATCTTTTTTTAAGGCGGCAACCCTGCCATGGTTACTAACCTCATAAAAAGATTCATAATTGGGTACAGGTTTCCAAACTTCAGAAAGGTCAACCATGAAAAAGCTCTCCAAGACTGAAAAAAAGATAAGTAAAGTATACGATGAATTCAAGGCTGGGAAACTTCATTCCGGCAAGGGTGGCCCTGTTGTTAAGAGCAAGGCGCAGGGCTTGGCAATTGCTTTGAGTTCTGCTGGCGTGAAACCTAAAAAGGCGATGAAATAATGGCTACTATGCAACGCACCATGGCACAGGCCATGGATCAAGACGAGGGTTATCAGGGTGGCGGCGCAAGCTGCCCGATGCCGACTCAGGACATCACGCTCAATTTGAAGAATCGAGCCAAGGCGATTACATCAGCGGCTTATGGTCCTGAGAATCCCAAGTTACCCAATGATGCGTTTTGGCGCAAAAAGGCTGACCAGTGGGATGTGTCGGTGGATGACGCCAAGCAGAGCTTGTGCGGAAACTGCGCCGCGTTCAATGTGTCGGACAAGATGAAGCAGTGCATCGCTGACGGCATTGGCAATGATGCTGACCCTTGGGGAACGATCAAGCTGGCCGACTTGGGTTACTGCGAAATCTTTGACTTTAAGTGTGCAGCAAGCAGGACTTGTGACGCTTGGGTAGTTGGTGGACCTAATACTGGTGACGGCGAATCAGATGGTGGCGACTATGAGGAAGAGAGCGATTCTGAGCCTGAGTCATTACTCACAATCAAGATTGGTGGACGCGGTGAAGACTAAGCCTGGCCTCTATGCCAACATCCACGCCAAGCAAAAACGCATCGCGGCAGGCTCTGGCGAGAAGATGAACAAGGTTGGCTCTAAGGCTGCGCCGTCCGCTGCTGACTTCAAGCAGGCGGCAAAGACGGCCAAGAAGCCAAAGCCAAAGAAGTGATTTCCCCGATTTGCATCAGCACAGTACACGGCAAAGGTTTGCGGGTGATGCTCACAAGCATCGCCGAGTATTGTCCCGAAGTGCCTGTCTATTTGCGCGGTCCAGAGTCCATTATTGGCGGCTTTGACGCTGACTTGAAGATCTTTGGCAAGCCAAGCAATTTTGGCGATGACTACAACGACATCATGGATCGCGCCTTTGCCGATGGGTTTGGCTCAGTGATCTGCGCCAATGATGATATTGTGCTGACCCCCACCAGCTATCGGCATCTGATGGAAGATGTGGCGCAGCTCAAAGCCGAAACAGGCGAGCCAGTTGGCTGGGTGTCAGCGCGTTGCGATGCGGCAAGGCCAGTGCAGAATGTGCGAAGCAATCCATTTGACCAGCAACTGCACTACTTCAAGTACCCCTACGAGGACGCCATTGTGCCGATGGAGGTGTTGAGTCCGATATTTGCTTGGATTGGCCGCGATGCGTGGGACTGCTTCAAATTCCCACCACTCAATTGGTATTCTGATGATGTGCATTGCGAGGACTTGCGTGCGGCGGGTTTTCATCATTATTTGTCGCGGTCTTATGTCCACCATGTTGGCAGCCAAACGATTGGCATGGACGGCAATAAGCTGACCAAGGCTGCCATCCCATGGTTATTGAAGAACAGGCCACACTATGCCGAGGCATGGTTCAAGTGAGCCACCAGTCTCAGCTCGATTTTGTTGGTGGCGTTAAGGCGCAATTTCCTGAGTTCTTTGAGGGTGGACGGGTTTTAGAGATTGGATCATTGAACATTAACGGCAGTGTGCGTGACTTCTTTGTCAACTGCGAAGAGTATGTAGGCTGCGACTTGGGCGAGGGTAAGGGCGTTGACATAGTGTGCGCTGGACATGAGTTGCCATATGCTGACGGCCATTTTGATGTTGCCATATCGTGCGAGTGCTTTGAGCATGACAGGCACTGGCGCCAAACATTCTCCAAGATGATTGACTTGGTCAGGATTGGCGGTTTGGTTATATTTTCATGCGCCACTACTGGCAGGAAAGAGCATGGGACGACAAGGACATCGCCTACTGACGCGCCTTTTACAAATGACTACTACATGAATCTTGAGGCTGGACATTTTGGTTTGTTGGTCAAAAGGTTTTCACGGCATGAATTTAGCGAAAATCAGTCTCCAAGAGATTTATATTTTTGGGGTATCAAATGAAAACACCCGCATGGCAGCGTAAAGAGGGAAAGAGTCCGAGTGGCGGTCTAAATGCCAAGGGACGCGCCAGCGCCAAGGCCGAGGGCATGAATCTGAAAGCGCCAGTGAAGTCTGGCGACAATCCGCGCAGGGCGTCATTCCTTGCGAGAATGGGCAATATGCCTGGTGCTGAGATGAAAGATGGCGAGCCAACGCGCTTGCTGCTGAGTTTGAAAGCGTGGGGCGCATCAAGTAAGGCTGATGCGCGAGCCAAGGCAAAAGCAATATCTGCAAGGAATAAGGCGAAAAAATGAGCGAATTACCTATCACCACCGACATGGGCGCAATTGAGCCAATGGATGAAACCGAGTTGCAGGGCATTGTCTCTGGCGAGCTGGAAGATGCCGTTAGCTACATTGATTCCGACATTTCACCTATCCGCGCCAAGGGTACTGAGTATTACCGAGGCGATCCCTTTGGCAACGAGGAAGATGGGCGATCTCAGGTGGTGGCGATGGAGGTGCGAGACACTGTTAGCGCCATGTTGCCAAGCCTGATGAAAGTCTTTTTCAGCTCTGAGAATGTGGTGGAGTATGTGCCGCGTGGACCCGAAGATGTGGCTGGCGCACAGCAGGCGACTGATTACGCCAACTATGTATTCAGCGCAGACAACAATGGTTTCATGACCACCTATGCGTTGTTCAAGGACTCGCTGGTGCGTAAGTGCGGCATTGCTAAGTATTGGTGGGAAGAGGTTGAAGAGGTCAAGATTGAGGAATATTCGGGGCTAGATGATCAGACTGTGCAAATCCTGATGCAAGAGGATGCAGAGGTCAAGATTGTGGTCAGCTATCCTGATCCATCGATGCCTAATATTCCCCAGGGCGTTGATCCTGCTGAGTTTGCCGCGGCTTACCCGCCTGTCATGTTGCATGATGTTCAGATCAAGCGAAACACCAAAGATGGCCGTATTCGCATCATGGCCGTACCTCCCGAAGAGTTGGTGCTTGATCGCAGAGCAAGATCGTTTGATGATGCTGGCATCATTGCTCACCGCCAAATGGCGACAGTCTCCGATCTGATTGGCATGGGATACGACCAAGATGAGATCGAAGAGAACATCAGCAGCACAGACTTAGACAGCAATGACGAGTATTTGGCGCGTCAACCTCTGAGCACCACCATGGGAGCAGGCGATAGTCTGAATCCCATGCAACGCCGAGTGCTGTACATCGAAGCGTATATGCGCGTGGACTATGACGGCGATGGCATCCCCGAATTGCGGAAGATTTGCTGCATGGGTTCTGGTTACACCATGGTGCGTAATCTTCCAGCCAGCTACATCCCATTCGTGGACTTCCCCTGCGACCCCGAGCCACATACATCGCCTTTGGAGGCAATGTCGATCTTTGACATCACGCACGACATCCAAGAGATCAAGTCCGAGATCATGCGTAATACGCTGGACTCGCTGGCGCAGTCAATCCACCCGCGCACTGCGGTGGTTGAGGGTCAGGTCAACATTGACGATGTGCTGAACAACGAGACTGGCGCCATCATCCGCATGAGAGCGCCAGGCATGGTGCAACCATTCTCCAGCCCATTCGTTGGGCAGGCCGCATTCCCCATGTTGGATTACATGGATCAGATGCGCGAAGACCGCACCGGCATGAGCAAGGCGGCAATGGGCTTAGACCCTGACGCGTTGCAGTCCACCACCAAGGCGGCTGTGGCTGCCACAGTCAGCGCCAGCAGTCAAAGGCTTGAGCTGCAAGCTCGCATCTTGGCCGAGGGTATGAAGAAACTCTTTAAGGGCATTCTGTACCTGATGACCACACACCAAGACAAGCCTCGCATGGTGCGTTTGCGTAACGAGTGGGTGCAGATTGATCCTCGCGCATGGGACGCCAACATGGATGTATCTGTCAATATTGGCTTGGGAAATGGCGACTTGGGTGAGCGTATGCAGGGCTTGACCATGATTGCTGGCAAGCAAGAGCAGATCATGCAGCAGTTTGGCTTGTCCAATCCTGTGGTGACACCCGATATGTACATCCGCACCATCCAAAAGATTGTGGAATTGTCAGGATTTAAGGACGCATCTAGCTACTTCCAAACCCTGCCTGCTAACTTTCAGATGCCACAGTCTGAGCCAAAGCCCACACCTGAAGAAGTATTGGCGCAAGTGCAGGCGCAGTCGATCCAAGCTGACATTCAGAAAAAGGCTGCCGAGCTGGAATTGAAGCGCGAGCAGATGGTCAGAGATGACGATTATCGAAGAGATCAATTGGCGCAGGACTTAATGCTCAAGAAGTATGAACTTGAGTTAAAGTACGGCGCACAGATAAGCACTGCTGAGATTGACGCTCGGCAGGCAATGGACAGAGAGGCAATGCAACAGCAGACGGCTCTTGTGCAACAGGCGGTTCAAGCTGCCAACCAAGTACAAGCGCCGCCAGTTGAGCAAGTGCTACCCATCAACCTTAATGGAATGGTTCAATGAGCGAAGACGCACTACGCAAAGGCCAAAAGGCCAACCAGTTAGCCAACGATGAGGTTTTCTCGGCGGTACTGGAAAAGATGCGAAATGATCAATATTGGGTTTTCGAGTCAAGTAAACCCGAAGAAACTGCAAAGCGCGAATTGGCGTGGTCAATGTTGAAGGCTATTGAAAACTTCCGCATTGAAGTCACCAAGATGGTGGACAACGGCAAGGTGGCACAGCGTGCCATTGAGCGAGCGCAAAAGAATCTTGTTTAAATAGGAAAATAGACCATGCAGACAGTAGCACCAACGCCAGCAGGCAGTGCAGCACAGGGTCCGATGAATGTGGCTGAAGCAGCCAATGCACTTGCAGGATTACTGCCCGATGAGGGACAACAGGAAGACGGCGAGGCGCAGTTGCCCGATGAGGGCGCGGCGGTTGAGGAAGAGTTATCAGCAGATGCAGACGCGGCTGATAATGAAACTGATGCCGAACAATCCGAGTTAGATGAAGACACCGAGGAGCAAGAACAGCCACAAGTCTTCTCCGTCAAAGTTGACGGAAAAGAAGTCGAGGTGACGCTGGACGAACTTCAAAAGGGATATTCAAGGACTCAGGATTACACACGCAAAACGCAGCAAATTGCCGAGGCGAGGAAACAAACCGAAGCAGAGTTGCAGGCAGTGCGTGCCGAGCGTGAACAGTACGCTCAGTTATTGAGTGCGTTGGAGACACAAGTACAGCAAGTCGCGCAGCCAAACATTGATTGGGATCGTCTTTATCAGGAAGACCCCATCGAATGGGTACGGCAGCGCGAGGTGATGCGCGAAAACCAAGAGAAGTCGGCGGCTATTCAAAGTGAACAGCAAAGACTGGCTCAGTTATCGCAGCAGGAGCAAGCACAGTTCATGCAGCAGAGATTGCAGCAGGAACAAGAGGCTTTATTGGCGGCCATCCCTGATTGGAAAGACGCTAAGAAAGCTCAAGCTGAAAAGGCTTTGCTTGTTGAGTTCGGTCAAAAGATCGGATTCACACCAGACGAGTTGAAGAGTGTGGTGGATCACAGGGCGGTCTTGATGCTGCGTAAGGCAGCACTCTACGACCAGATGATGTCCAAAAGGGGCAACATTAAGCCAGTGACCAACAACGGCCCTCGGCCTGCCAAGCCTGGTGCAGCAGGAAGAGTCTCAAATAATACTGAGGCAGTTCGCGCACAACAGCGCGTCGCGAAAACTGGCCGTGTCGATGATGCGGCCAATGCAATCTTCCAACTTTTGAAATAAGGAATAAATCATGGCTATCGTAACGAACACGTTCACGACCTACTCTGCAAAGGGTATTCGTGAAGACTTGAGCAATGTGATCACAAACATTTCTCCCGAAGAAACCCCCTATATGTCCAACATTGGACGCGAAAACGTCACCAATACTCTGTTTGAATGGCAAACAGACGCGCTTGATTCTGCTGCTGCTAACGCACAGCTTGAGGGTGATGACGTTACCTTTAACTCAGTGACAGCGACTGTCCGCTTGACCAACTATTGTCAGATTTCACGCAAGACTATTGTCTTGTCGAATACTGAAGAAGTTGTCAACAAAGCAGGCCGCCGTTCTGAGTTGGCCTATCAGATCGCCAAGCGCGGCTCTGAAATCAAGCGTGACGAAGAGTTTAGTATGTTGAACGGCGCTATTGCTGTTGCCGGTAACACCACTACAGCTCGCGTGACTGCCTCTTTGGGTGCTTTCATCAAGACCAACGTGGACTATGACACCACCAACGGCGTAAATCCTAGCTACACCACCTTGCCTAACTCAGCTCGCACTGACGGCACAGTTCGCACTTTCACTGAAACCATTCTCAAGAATGTGATTCAAAAGGTATGGACACAAGGCGGCACACCTAAGATTTTGATGGTTGGTCCAGTCAACAAGCAGCGCGTGTCAGGTTTTTCTGGCATCGCATCAGCTCGCTACAACATCAATGGTGGCGATCGTCCTGCAACTATCATCGGGGCCGCGGACATCTACGTCAGCGACTTCGGCCAAGTTCAGGTCGTACCCAACCGCTTCCAACGCGAGCGTGACGCTTGGGTGATCGATCCTGAGTACGCAAAGATGACTGTCCTGCGTCCTTACCAACAAGTCGAGTTGGCGAAGACCGGCGATGCCGAAAAGCGACTTTTGCTTCAAGAATGGGGCCATAAGGTGTTGGCAGAAAATGCTCATGGTTTGGCAGCAGACTTGATCACTTCTTAATCAACTGAGAGGAAAAAGGGGAGGAGAAATCCTCCCCTTATTTACATGGAAAAAAGAATATTCAACGAAGACAAAGATCAGGGCATCACACGCTACTGGCACTACAACGATGAGACTGATGAGGCAACGATTCAGACACAGCAGGATGTAACCGACATCATTGAAGAGAACAAGCAAGAGTTCAATATGGTGGACGAGCGTGCTGGCTGGAAAGGTGAGTTCCACCGCGTTGCAAGCATTCCCATGTCTATCTATGCTCAGTTGAGGGCAGAGGGTAAGCTGGATGATCAGGAGTACATGAAGCGTTGGCTCAACGACCCTGAGAACAAATTTTTCCGAGTACGGCCAGGACAAGTATGAAATACATCGCAGTAGCAACACCAGCGCGTGACATGGTCCACACCATGTTTACCTATGATCTTGTCAACATGGTGGCTAACCACACATTGAACACCAATGATGCCATCAGTTTAAAAATATCACAGGGTACGCTTATCGCCAATCAGCGAGCTGAATTGTGCCTAGACGCGATGCGTGAGAAATGCACTCATGTGCTTTTTATTGATTCAGATATGCGGTTTCCGCATGACATGATTGAGCGTTTGCTGCAACATGACTTGGATATTGTGGCGACAAACTGCGCTAGACGGCGTATGCCTACAGGACCCACCGCACAGATTTACAAAGAGAATGGCGAGCGTGAGCTGGTCTATACGATGCCCGAATCAACTGGCCTGCAAGAGGTTGGATCGGTTGGTATGGGAGTGATGCTGATCAAGGCCAATGTCTTTGCAAAGCTGGCAGAGCCTTGGTTTGAGACTCCATGGCGGCATGACAAGCGTGGCTACATTGGTGAGGATGTTTTCTTCTGTAAGAAAGCTAGAGAGGCAGGCTTTAAGATATGGATTGATCACGATGTGAGCAAGGAAATCGGCCACATTGGGATGTTCGAGTTCAAGCATGACCATACTTGGGTTATGCGTGAAATTGAGGAAAAGGAAAAGGTTACCTGATGGCACTCACGACTTATGCGGAGCTGAAGACCTCGGTTGGCGACTGGCTAAACCGCACTGATTTGGCGACTGCCATTTCAGACTTTGTCAGCTTGGCAGAGGCTCAAATTGAGCGCCAGTTGCGTACACGCCAAATGATTGTGCGTGCCAACGCGACATTTGCGGCGGCTGCTGAGTACGGCACAGTGCCTGATGACTTCTTGGAGGTCAAGGCCATCAA